TTTTTGTTTCTATACTTATGTTCTCGATTAATCATTTAATCAATGGTGGAAAGCTTAATTTGTCATTCAAAAAAAGATAATAATGGTAATATTGATTTTTCTGTTGACGCAGAAACAAAGGGATTAAAGGGACGCGCAGAAGAACGGAAGAAACTTGAACTCAAAGAGCAAGCACAAATGGCAACTCTCATCAAAGAATTAGATGTAAAAAATCCCGAATTGATTTCCGATGTACTTTTCACTATAATGGACAATCTAATCAAATTGACGAATTAGAAAATACAGAAAAAAAAGAAGAATAGTTTTTCTATTCTTCCAATCGGAACACACGATGTATATATAAATTGATTTTTACCCTGTATCTTTTACGAGAAAAAATAATAGGGGCTATAAGCACTATAGCTACTCTAACGCCTTCATTTTTAATAAAAGAGGTTACAGAAATCATAACTAAGATCATTGTAAAATATAAAATGGCTGTCATGCAATATGCATCAATCTTTTTATGATGCTTTATAAAAAAAGTATTCATTCATGACACCCCCTTATTTTCTCTTCAACTCAAATATAATCATTTTTATTGCTTATTGCAATAGATATTTTGTGAACAATTGTTACAAAAATTTTAAATTTGTCTATAGAATTAGAAATCCCCAGGAGCCGCGAACTCCCCGCGCTCCCGGGGCCACCACCTTGACAATAATATCCTTACCTGGGCAGCCGGGAGGGCGTGCGTGCCATTCGTTCTGAGTCTTGACAGGAAGGATGGTTGCTTATGAGTACATATGAGGAGTTTGAGATTATATTAGGCGTTGCCTTGTTAATCGTTGCAATCCTGAACATGAAAAATAAGTAAGCCGCCCTGCTCCTTGGCCGGATGGGCGACTTACTAAAGTTGTTATAATTCGCCAGGACGGATAGGCTTAATCTATCTCCCGGCTGTCTTGTTAAGTATATTATACCAAATATACGGAAATTGTCAAATGTGAAAAGCGGCCCTGTTACCAGCAGGAGCCGCCCTCACATAGATTTCTCTTTCCGGACGAATCCAGGAAGATATAATCAACTAAACACACCTGAATTATATCATTCCTGAAACGTTCTGGCAAGAGGACGTATTTCTTTTACCCATTTTTTAAGGAGGAATGATACCATGGCAACCGCAGTACCATATAAAGACAAAGACGGCCGGATTGTCTCCTACCAGATTCAGGTATTCCGCGGCCGAGACAGTGCCGGTAAGAAGCTTAAGCCCTACACAGAGAGCTGGAAAGTACCGGAGACGTATAAATCTGAGAAGGCCATCAAAAAGGCGCTGGAAAAGGCCATGGGTGAGTTTGAGGCCAGGTGCAAGGAAGGTAAGATATCCGTAGATACCAGTACGCTGTCCGAATACTGCAGGCGTTATATTGAACTCAAACGTGGAAACAAGAAAAAATCGGTCGCCTTCTATGAATCCCTCATGCCCAGGATAGACGCCGAAATAGGCTTCATCCGCCTAGACAAGCTGCGCGCAAAGCATCTGGATGATTTCTATCTGAAGCTTCAGCAGGAGGGAATCCGGAAGGATACAAAAGCGGTCGCCAGGGACAGTCTGATATCCGAACGTAATAAGCAGAAGCTTACCAATAAGGCCTTGGGCGATTTGACCGGGCTCACCCCTACAACAGTTGGCATAGCGATGAAGAAGCGGAACGTGAACCTCCTGACGGCTGAGAAACTATCATCGGCATTGAACCGGAGTGTTTCAGACCTGTTTGAGATCATAACCCTTGGGGACAAAGAGGGGCTATCCGCAAAAACCGTAGGACACTACCACACATTCATCCACTCCGTCCTTGAAATGGCCTGCCAGAAAGGGGATATGGCACTCAACGTAGCCAGCAGGGCCACTCCGCCGGCTATCGTGAAAAAGGAAGCGGAATATCTGGAGATAGATGATATCATCAGGATACGCGAATGTCTTGAAAAGTACCCGATGAAATACAGGGTCATGGTCTGTCTGCTCGTGGATACCGGCGTGCGCCGCGGGGAGTTATTCGGAATCCGATGGCCGGTCATTGATTTTGGTAAAAAAGAGATACTGATTGACCGGAATATACAGAGGTTAAAAGGTATCGGTCTGTATGCAGATACACCAAAAGGCAAAAAATCAAGGGTAGTCAGTATATCAGACGAGATGACAGATTTGCTTAAGGAATACCAGGAATATCAGAAAAAAGAACTGTTCTATGTTGAAGACCCAAATTACAATAAAGAACAGTATTTATTCATTCAGGAAAACGGGAACGTAATGGATCCCCACAGCCTGAACCACTGGATCATTGATTTTCAAAAGGCTGAGAACCTGCCGCATATCTATCCACATAAGTTCAGGCATTCACAGGCCAGCATACTGCTTTACTCCGGTATTGATATCGTGACCGTGGCAGGAAGGCTTGGACATGCCCAATCCAGCACAACCGGGAACCTATACGGCCATATCCTTCGTCACGCTGACCGGCGCGCATCGGATGCCGTAGCCAGTGCTTTATATAGAAAACGATGATGAAAATTTATGGACTATTTATGGACAGAATTTAAAAAAGTCCTCAGAAACAACGAAAAATGACAAGATTTACAAATTTTAACAAACCCGGGAAGCCGCATAAAATAAAGGTTTTTCGCAAATTATGAAAATGCTAAAAAGTTACAATTTTAACAATGTCAAATTCATACCCGTGGTGTCGAGAGTTCGAATCTCCCTTCCGCTACTTGAAAACCCTTGTAAAATCAAGGGTTTTTGTTTTTTATAACTATATGCAGTTACCATGAAAAAATCATTTATGGACTTTTTATGGACTACTTTCTTCTATCAATATAGAACGGCGGGCCCGGTCACATCCGGTACCCGCCTGTTACAGATCAATCAACATTCAGCTTTGTCCCCATTATTAAAACCATTTCCAGGCCTGTCGATGCGGTCTTATCATCAACATAGCGTATATCCTTCATATTTAAATAATTTAATAACTTTTCCATAGCGGTGAACGCGTCTTCAGCCGCTTTTAGAGATTGATATTGAACATATGGATCTCCAACCTGAACCATGACCTTTTTCCTCCCCTCCCTTCATTATATTAGCATATCATGAGGGAGGATGTCGTTAAGATTTTGTTAGGATTTTGTTCATGTTTTGTCTATATCTGTTTATTAAATTAAGTATGTATGTGGCATCCATGCTTTTCATACACTTTTTCAAGGGGCTGGCAGGCAACTGCCGGTCCTCCTCTTTTATCCTGCCAGCCTCCTCACGTTTGAGGGCACCTCACGGCCGAAAATTCGGCTGTGAGCATCACAGAGCTTCGATAAACCTCTTCACGCCCTGGTACACTTCCTTATACGGCAGCTCCTCCGCCATCAATGTGGCCAGATGCAGCTCCACCACCGTTTCCAGGGACTTTAGATGCATAAGCGTCTTCTGGTCTGCCTTATCCCTTCCGCCGTTCTCTATACCTAGCCTGCGATTTATGAGGTTGGTCAGCAACACATAGTACCTGTCTGCGTGCTGGCTCCCCTGCGCCCTGGCGTACTCCACAAACAGCTTGATTTGGTCTGTTTCAGCCTTTCGCACTTCCTTCGTCTCCTGCCGGATGCACAGCCACTTCTCGTCTTTTTCGGATGCTATGTAATAGCCGTTCTCCTTGATGGAGAGAATAACATCGTACACCCAGTCGTTGAAATCATCGGCCACCTTCTGATTGGACCAACGGCATACCTCATATATTCCGCGCTCTTTATACATCCAAACGGGGGCTGATTTGTCCTTGTTAAAATAAGGGGTATCAAACTGTGACCCCATTTACTTCGATAGAAAATTTATCCAGTCTATCTTTATGTCTTTGATGTACCATCAAAAATTGCATGCTGGGGCTGCCTATACTGTAAGGCATATCCCACCTGTGTTCTACTCATAAAAATGTTTCCGCTTTCATCTGTATAAAAATCACACTTCGTTCCCAAGAAATCTCCCTGTTTAACAAGTCTCAGTTTCATAAAAAATCATTCCTTTCCGCGCATTGTGCGCACAATAAAAGCCCTGGGAATCCCCAAGGCTTAATCCATCTACATGCTATTTCCTATCAAAAAATTCTTTAATTTTGTCTCCTGTAAGTTCTGTACACGTCCGCGTTAACTGCACCTGCTTATGCTTAGATTTTTCTGCTTGCCTCAATGCTTCCACAAATGCATGGGCAAGTTGCCTATCCTGTATTTTGATATCTTTCAGGAAGCTCTTTGTTGCCACACATATCGCCCCCACTCTTTTTATTACTCTCCCAAGCCCAGGCCACCGCAGCGCCCCGTCCTTGTCCGGCGTCAGTGTCACCACTCAAACACGTACCGTCGATTTACCATATCATACTCCTCCGCAATCCGCAGCGCGCCCCTGGCATCCGTAATCATGCACTTGCCCTCGTCGCTTCCTTTGACCGGGCAGAGTAAAAATGCCTCGCCGGCGGGGTCCACCTGGTAGCCGGTCAGCATGTAGCCCTCAGCATCAAACAGATACCAGCCACAGGTGCCGTCCGTGGCCTCCCGGAGCCAGTACCAGCCATTGGCCGCATAGCTGCCGTCTGCAAACTGATACCACCAGCGCTGCCCGTCTGCGGACGGCTGGAAGCCCTGGGTGTATGTCACTGGAGCCGGCGCGTAATCGATGTCGCAGAGTTTGAGCGCCTTCTGCCAGGGTGTGACCGCCACTCTGGACTTGATGGTCCCGTAGTTGATGCCCTTGGCCTCGATGCACCATCCATCCCCGATGTATACCCCGATGTGTCCCGGCTTCCAAGCGCCACCCGACCATGGACTCGTCCAGATGGTCAACGCCTATCCGCTCCACGGCTGTGTCCTGGTAGTTATAGCTGCCGCGGATACGGCCAGTGTACCAGCTGATAAGGCCAGAGCAGTCCGTGCAGTGCTGCCCGATGTATTTCGCCGCCTTGGCCTTGTAAGTGGATGTGTATGTACCTGGGTTCTCCCAGGCAAGCCTGTCCAGGATGGCCTGGGTAAGGACCTCGCCCTTGGCCCCGTAGACATAGGGCGTGCCCAGCTTGTCCTTGCAGTGCTGTATTAATCCTGATGCTGTCTTACTCATATACTACCTCCTGTTAAAAAATAAGGCCCAGGCCATGAAAAGTTGTGACGTCACAAGTTACGTTATTGCAACTGCCGCTTAACCCTCTATCATCTGTTTAAACGCCTGATGCAGTCCTGTACTTGCAAGACCGCTAAAGGCTCCGGCCAGAATGATATCCGGGCTTACACTTCCCGCAATCCAGATGTTAAGTGCTGCTCCCAGGATGGCCACCATGGTAGGGATGTATTTGTTGTCCAGGTCTTTCACCCACTTTTTTGCTATGTAACCTATAATCAAGCAAATGCCTACAATGACCGCCACCGCATAATTGCTAAAAAGTGATAAATCCATATTCTATTCCTCTCTTTCTTTTTCCAGGTCACCAATCCTATGGTTGGCAACCTTAATCTGTTCCTGTATGACCGCCTGAGTCTCCTCCAGCTTGTATGTGCGTTCAATCACAGTGTTGTGCTTATCCACCTTCTTTTCCAGCTGCTCAATCCGGTAATTGGTCAGCTTGGCGGAGGTTACCACACCTACGAAAGCTCCCGCAGCGCTCCCAAGCAGGCCGATGAGCGCCACCATGATGTCCGTGGGTATCTGCATGTCTTTTACCTCACCATTCGTTATTTCCCAGTATAATCCTCGCCGGTAATCTCCTTGTAATCTGCCTCAGACAATTTGCCGGCCGCCACCAGGGCCTTAAGCCGGTCAATGTCCCATAATCTTGGGTAATACTTCTGCGCCAGTCCTTTTACATCCATAGTCACACCTCCTATAAATCAATACCGGCCATTATAGCCACGTAATCAATGTCAGCCGTATTCTTTTCCACCGCAGCCTTTACACCCGGCTGTGAAAGCGTCAGGATTGCCACACGGCCATATACAGCCTCCGCGGTGACCGCACCGTCATCCCCGTACTGCTCCGGGGTAATAAGATAGTTGTCATCAATACTCTTTGGGTCATTCAACACCATATAGCCATCATACACGGCCAGGGCGCTGCCATCCTCGTTGACAGTCTTAATCTGCTCTGTGGCAGCGGTGTCCTCAAACACGGCCACGATATCCTCCAATGGTTCGGTGGTCTGGAAGATAAGCTGCAGGGTACTGGGTGTGGAGGATGTGCCGCCGATGACCAGAGGATACTCCTTACCATTTTTTAATCTGATTTTTCATTCATAGATTTTTCCTTTCCTCCCGGCAGGTGCCGGGCAATAAAATAAGCCCCATTTAGGGACCTGGTTTATGGGTTTCATTCATATCCAAAATAGCAATTTTGGAGCAAACAGATATACAGATAATATAGATAATCTGTTTAAAAATTGTATAGTTCAATTGTTTCCTTCGCTTGGCACTACTGGTACCTTTCCAGTATCAGACATTAATGGGTCATTTTTGCGCGTTGTTAATAATGGTAGTGACTTCTGCTTTCAGCAACTTGACATCATAACCAACAAACACACAACATCATATATCCGTAGTTGGTATTATGGCAATGATACAGTATACCCTGGATGGTCTGATTGGCGAAGGGTTATCACAAACGCGGATTTAGCCTCTGGTGCCGTGTCATATACAGGGCTAACGGCTGGAGGTGTGACCCAGAAAACTATAACTTTTGGAAAATCTTTTTCGAAGGCTCCCATTGTTTTAGTACAACCTGTGACAAGTAACACAGCCGCACAAGTCAGGGTACGATCAATAGCAGCAACATCGTTTATAATTGATATAACACTACCTTCAAGCATGACAGCGTTAACTGTATATTGGTGTGCCATTATTAGTAACACGTAAAATAATCATTTCGTTGTCCAGCCACTCCAAACGCCCTCACGCCTATATCTGGTATATAGGTTAGGGTCGCCAACCGCCATTGCCAATTGGCATAGCCACTGATCACCAAGGCTGTACGTAAGGCAGAATCCATTGCCGTACGCAGTGTTTCCTGTGGACTTGGGGGTGCTGGCCGTATTGGAATCCCACGCAACTATGTTGACAACTCCCGCGGTATTATTGTTAATGTCTCCCACAAGGCTTGTTTTGAGTGGATTCAGGGATTCCTTTACATTGTTCAGGTCTGCGGATAATCCAGACACTGTATCAGCATTGGCCTTGGACTCTAAATTGCTATTTATGGTACCAAGCGCCTGCTTAAGATATGCACTGGACGGTACCTTATCCGTGGCCGTGGACTCCGTCTGCACGATGGCATTTAAGGATAACTTTTGCTCCTCCAGTTCTTTCAGTGCGTTTATCGCATCATTTGCCGCATCCGTCACCCGCTTTAAAGCCTGTTCTGTTTTGTTTAGGTGTTCCGCATCTAAATCCGGTTCCGAATTATTCACATAGGCTGTAGGATTATAATCTGCTATGGTCTTTAATTCACTTACTAATGACATGTCTTCCTCCTTATGTGTTGAATTTTGCAAAGTATAGATTGAAATCAAATACAGCTGATGAGGAACCGATGTATAAATAAGCATTCCCGGTCAATCCGCTGAGTCCGAACGTTTTCTGCTGCTGCCACTCATTCCCTTCAGCGCTGCTCCTTCCGATGGAGCCATCAAGGAGGACATCTCCCAGCGCCTTATTATAACTGTACTTTATTGTGGATCCTGACACGGTTGCCTCTTCTATGTAGTTCTCCACCCGGTTGCGGCACACCATGACCTTTGCCGTCTTCCCTGTACCTGACATCTCAACCGAAAGCGATTCCACACCGTCCAACCGTATGGGAAGGTCAAAGACGAACGCCACTGTCTGTCCGCTCCCTGCACTGGCCGCTATATGGTCACGTGCAAGGGATACCTTTCCGGTCCCCTGCCGGTATGTCGTATACCGCATGTATGTGATGCCCTGTGAACCATAAAATGTACCATATAGGTATGGGGTTAGTGGGTCATCATTAACATACCCTTCCCATATCCCAGGCCCTACACCACCGACATAAGCATTTTTCTTTATGTTCGATATGGTAAGGTTCCTGACTGGCCTTACGGTTATGTTCCCTGTCATATATTTCCCAGCAGTATGTATCACAATCTGTTTCGCACCAGGCCCTACGCTTTGTGCATCCATCATTTCTATGGCCTGGGTAACCTGGCCCCCACTGTATTTCCCGGCTGGAAGTTCCAGTTTCCCATTCACAGGCAATGTCAGTTTGGGACTTCCATGGTCCGGCATGGTACCTACCTGCCGGCCATCACTTCCGGCCCCAAGAAATATCTTACCTTCCGTGACATCCTCAGGTAATGCTGTAAGCCGGTCCGTATCTACACCACCACCATTTTTTCCTTAACGATAAGATTGACATTATGATCCTCCTGATTAATCGAAAAATCCCTGGCATGTCCCAGTGACAGCTCCTTCCCCTTCGCCCACCACAACCCCATATTTTATGTTGTCACTGGTAAGGTTTTCTACCGCCAGGATGATGATGTCACCCGTCATATATTTCCCAGCGCATTCAACAACAATCTGACCAGATCCCGGGGTGACATACTCACCAGGCCTGGAAGCAATGCCCTGCCGTACCACATCACCTCCCATATGTTCCCCTGGAGGTATGTCATATGTCCCGTTAAGCGGGAGGTCATATTCAACAGGCGCGATTGGTTCCATCGCGCCAAGCTTCTCATCATCGCTGCCGTTACCGATATAACGCTTGTTCTTACGCACATCTGATGGTACCGCAGTCAGCCCATTTATATCCACTGACTGCCCCCGGAAAGGTAATGATAGGTTTCATGACTTTGCTCCTTTCAGTGATATTATCATGTCTGCAGTAGGTTCCTGAATTTACAGGTCACCCTGATTCCTCCATCAATGGTCTCCAGCTTGGTTATCATGTTCGAACTCTTATCTATCTGTGTCTTCTGTTCCTCTGTCATGGCATCCGGATACAGCATCCCCGGTGTGGGGGAATATGTCCCCCTCATCCCCAGGGATGGATATTGTCTGTACATAAGGTGCACTGGCATTCCACCCTGAGACAGGGATGTTGACCTTAACTTCCCCTTTTAAGATCCCTACATCCTCGTCAATCCGGTTGACAGCCTCATTAGTATCGTTCATGTCCTGGGCGGAGAATATATCCCCCGTTTCCGCATACTGCGTCACATCGTCCAGGGTGACAATCCCATCATCCTGGGAAGTAATCTTATACAGACGCTTGCCTGCAAACTTATCATCC